AGTTAAAAACATAATAAACAAAATATAAAAAAATATGAGTACTGAAAACTATGAAAAGTTACAGAAATCAATAAGTAACATGAAAGAAAAACTTTCAAGAATTTACTTTTTGGTTCAAGATACTAAAGGGAACGCAAAAGCCTCAATTAAGTACATTTATGACATGGCACTTACTTTGAAAAATGCTGGATACAATTCAATAATTCTACATGAAAAACCTGAATATTTTGGGGTATCATCTTGGTTGGGTGAAGAATACATGTCAAAACTTGAACACAGATCAATTGAGGGTACAAGTCTTGAGATTTCACCAGATGATTTAATCATTATTCCTGAAATATATGGATTTGTAATGGAACAAATTACTAAACTTCCTTGTGGTAAAATTGTTTTAAGTCAGGCCTCTGATTATATGTTTGAAACTTTACAACCAGGTCAATCATGGCCACAGTTAGGATTTTACAAATGTATTACAACATCAAACAAACAAAAAGAATATATTGAATCAGTCATGAGAAGTGTTTCAGTAGATGTCGTTGAACCTTTTATTTCTGAAAATTTCCAAAAAAGTAAATTTCCACCAAAAACAATTGTAAATATTCATACTCGTGATCATAGAGATACAACTAACTTAATCAAAAGTTTCTACATTAAATTTCCACAATACAGATGGATTACATTTAGAGATCTTAGAGGACTTTCTCAAGAAGAATTTTCAGAAGCCATGAAAGAAAGTTTTATTTCAATTTGGGTTGATCAGGCGAGTTCATATGGAACTTTTCCGTTAGAGTCCATGAAAATTGGTATACCTGTTTTGGGATTAGTTCCTGATATGACACCTTCTTGGATGACAGAAGATAATGGTCTTTGGGTAAATAATAAAACAATAATTGTTGATGTTCTTTCTGATTTTATTCAAAATTGGTTAGAAGATAATATAAATCCATTATTATTTGAACAAATGGAAAAAACGGTATCAGAACTACAAACAAAAGAACAGTTTGAGGAAAATACAATTTCTTTATTTTCAAAAATGTTCGAAACACGATTAACTTCTTTTGAAGATCAACTTTCTAAATTTGAAACAGTATAATTATGAGTAACAATAAAGTATCGGTGGTATTACCCATCAAGTCAGGAAAAGCAATCGGATTTGAAGATTTTTTTAAAAAAGCTATTGAGTCAGTAAAAAATCAAAAAGACTTTTTACAAGAATTAATTATTGTTCACGGAAGTGAGGATTACTTGAACAATTTTCTTTCTTCTTTCGATTTTGAAGAGGTGAATGTTCGTTTGATTGAGTGGTCAGATTCACCAAGTTTTGCAAAACAAGTAAACCATGGGGTTGAAATTTCAGATTCTAAGTGGTGTTCTATATTGGAGTTTGACGACGAATATTCAAATATTTGGTTCAAAAACGCAACTAAATATATGGATATTTATAAAGATGTAGATGTTTTTCTACCTATAGTTGTTGATGTAGATGATAAGTTAGTTTTTGCAGGTTTTACAAATGAGGCAACATTTGCCGCAAATGTTTCGTCAGAAATGGGAATTTTAACAAATGAAACTTTACAAACATTTCAGAATTTTCAAATTTCAGGAATGGTTTTTAGTAAAGATAAGTTCCTTGAAATGGGTGGTTTAAAAGCAAATTTGAAACTTACTTTTGGTTATGAATTATTTTTAAGGTTGACATACAACTCAACTAAAATAATGACTATACCTAAAATTGGGTACAAACACATGAATTTGCGTGAGGGTTCAATTTTTTGGAATTATAAAAATGGTGAAGATAAAATGACCCAAGAGGAAGCAAAGTTTTGGATTGATTCCGCTAAAAAAGAATATTTCTACAACAACGACAGAGAAATAAAATATGAACCTCAAGAAGTTTGATGTTAGAAAATGAAATCGAAACCACATTAGAAAAGAAAAAGAAAGGTAGAAAACCAAAAACAAATAATTATTTTGATGAGAGGGAAGAAAGGGCCGTGAGGTTGTTTTTAGTCGCTGAAACTTACGAAGAAAAAAACAAAATATACAACGAGTTTTTAAAGGAACCTTTAGACAAAATGATATCTTCAATTATCAGAAGATATAAATTGTATAGGAAAGACATGAATTATGAGGAAATACACATAGATACTCATTCTTTTCTTATGACTAAAATTGATAAGTTTAGGCCTTCAAAAGAAAAAAAGGCCTATTCTTATTTTGGTACAATTTGTAAAAATTACTTGATGGGTCAAATAATGAAAGATCAAAAAGAGATGAATCGAAAAATTTCTTATGAAGACATTTCTGTTGACTTATCTAACCGTCCAGACTTTTCATATACAATTGAAGATGATGACTTGAAATCTGAAACTATAATAAAAAAATTTTTAGAAAAACTTAAAGTAAATCTTGAAGAGTCTATGGATAACGAACATGAGCAGAAACTGGGTTCCGCAATTTATGATCTGTTTGAAAATTATAGTTTAATTTTTCCCGACAGTAATAATAATAAATTTAACAAAAACATAATCCTTTTCGAATTAAGAGAAATGACTAACTTATCAACTAAAGAGATTAGAACATCAATCAAAAAATTTAAAAAGTTGTATTTTGATTTAGTTCAAGAATTATTAAAAAATTAATATTTATTAATATGCCAAGGCCACCAAAAAAAGAAATAAATCTTAGTAAAGAATCAATGTTATCATTGATGCAGGAAATCTATAATGAACTTGTGGAGCAAAGAAATACCGCAATTAGAATTCAAAATAAAATGTTGACTATGATGAAAGAACCTGAAGATATGACTCTAATAGGTCCTGTAATTGAAAAACAACAAAAAATTATAAACGATTGTGTTGAAAAAAAGTTGACTCTCTCTAAACTACAATCGACAATGTGGCAAAAAAATACAGAAAAAGAAGACGATTTCACATTATCAGATTTGGACATAGATGATGTTACTTTTCAAAGTTTATTAAAAAAAGATGTTGAGGATGATGGTAAATATAAAATGAAAAAATAATTGAAATGGGAGTAGATATTAGAGATGATGTAAAAACTGTTTCCGACCAAATTACAACATACCAACAGTACAGAGAATTTAAAGAAAGTTATGACGATCTGAAAAAAGTTGCAGGAGACAACTATGAGGATAATAAAAAATTTTTAAGTGAAGTTTTAAACAAAGTAGATCGAAAAAAAAGAAAACAAGATAGTACTTGTACTCCTTTTTTAGAACATCTTATCAAACAACTAAAAAAATTAGATGGGTCAGGTGATGACACCAACAAATTCGTTAAAAAGTTATATATCAACGCCCTAAAAGATACCAAGAAAGGTTTAGTTGAGTTACTTGTTAAATTGGCTAAAGAATTCCTGAATTGTGGTGACAACCAAACCTACCAAGTTAATTCAACTTTTTATGTTCCCGTTGATCAAATTGATTTATTTGGTATGTTACAAAAATCTCCAACCGACGAGATAGGAAAATTTTTTTATGAACCAAAAGAAGAAGATTATCCGTTATATCTATCAAACCCAGTAGACAATCCTTATTCAATGAACCGTGAGTTATACAATAGAATTCAAAACATGAATCAACCTTTTGCGGTACAAAATAATAATAACTTTTATATTGGTACATCTCAACAAAATCTTTTTGATATTTCTTATGTTGAATCGTATACAGATCCTGTGACGACACTATTAAAACAAGGTAGTTTTTTCAAAATAGATCTCGCACCAAGATCTACTTTCCCAACCATAGATGAATTTTTAAATGATTATTACTCATCAATTAATATATTAGAATACAAAACATTTTTTGCATACTTACTTGACTTCTCTACAGGTGTTTTAAATTTTGGTGCAAATGCGGGAAAATCTAAATTGGAAGTTCTTCAAAAAACGATGGCCTTGAATCAAAGACTTTCATGTTTGTGTTCAGATACTACAAAAGAAATTTCGGTTGGCGGAAACGCAAAAATTTCCGAACTAGAAGATATTAATGATTCATTTTTTGAACTTAGTGATGTTGAACTTAGGATAATTGAACAGAATGTATCAAATATTAAATTAGGTGTAATTGAATTTGAAGACTGCAACAATATCCAAGTTCCATTGAATTTACAAGCTTCCATAGACGCTTTAGATCAGTTAAAATTTAATGAAGACACAAATAATCCTGATGAAATAAATGACGCTCTTGGAATTCTATATCCCGCAACAAGCGAAAGTTTCAAAGGTTCTTTAGATATGAGTTTTTTAAAGCAGTTCATTAACGCTCTTATGGCCACCGTACTTTCACCTAAAGCAATATTACCATTCATGACTATGGTTTATGCCACAAACCAAAAAGTACCTCAGGAACCAAATTTTAATATCGAAAAATTTGCCAAAAATTTTCGTACATATTTTGTAAAATTTATTACAGGGTTGGTTGCAAGATTAACTGAAAAAGTTTTTAAACTTCTGAAAAAACAAATTATAAAATTAGTATCCTTTATAAGAAAAAATTTATCAGAAGAAAAAAGAGAAAACACACAAAAAATGATTTTGGCAATCGTATCGTTAATAGCCGCACCTATAAATTTTGTTTTAGATTTTAGAGAATGTAAAAGTTGTCTTAATGATTTGTTAGGGGTATTGAATTTAGCGATAAGTGCGGCAAAAACTAAAGCGGCTGCTAAACCAGGGGGTGAAATACCTCTACCATTATTATTAGCATCTAAAGCCTTAGACGGATACTCAGCTACGAGGGCTTTTATGAATGTAGTACAAGATTTAGAAGCTATAGGTGTCCCCACAGGGCCAATGCCTGACGGTAGCCCAAATAAATTTGTTGCCTCTATATTTTCAATTTTAAAAGGTCAACAGAAAGAAATGGCCGAAAATGGTAAAGTTGCAATCGGTGTTGGTCCACTTACATCTTTACCCACAGGAATAACAATACCAAACGATGCTTATGGAAAAGTCATTTGATTTAGACAAAAAAAGAATTAAGGCAACTGAAGTCTTACAAATAATTAAGGAATATAAAGAAAAATCTAATAAAGATTTACAAATTGCGTTAGAATTTATTAATGAAGATTTCAAAATAACAAAAGACTCCATTATCAAACTTACACATCATTTAGATTCTTTAGAAAACACTTATAATATGTTACATAAAGAATATACGAATAGATTAAAAAATGGTTAGTAGCGAATTAAAAGTAATATTTCAAGGATTTGTTATAAACAATCAAGACCCACTTTTGTTGGGTAGAGTTAGGGCTGTACCTATTGATCAGACAGAATCAGCTTTACTACCTCAAGATTGGAATCCTGAAAAAGATATTTGGACATCAAGAGATCCTTTAATTTATTTACCTCTTTTACCTTACTATGTTAGTCAAGTTCCAAGAGTTGATGAGTACATTCACATTTTTTACTACAACACAAGTCAAACAGTTGATAACACAAAGTTTTACATACAGGGACCAATATCTAGACCACAAAACAATAGTTTTGAAAATTGGCACAATTCTGAATCTTTATTAGCATCTGGTCCCTTTTTAAAACCTGCGAACAACATAAAAGACCCTTTGAGTTTCGAAATTAAAGGTCAAGCAAAAGGAATATATCCTGAACCAGGAGATAATGCTATTTTAGGTAGAGGTACTGCCGATATCATTGTTAAAGAAGATGAGGTATTGATTAGGGCAGGTAAGAACAACACAACCCAAACCGCAGGGTTTAATTTACCTACCCCAAAACAAAATAGAAGTTTCGTACAACTATCAAGTTTTACTCAAGAAAAGAAAGAATTAGAACCAATTAAAAAAACTGTTTTTGAAAGAAAATCTCTATTAGTAAAAAAATTAGTAGAATGGGAAATAACTAGTCAGAATTATGTATCAGGCCCTTCACCAAATGGGACTACAGGTACAACTTTTTATAACGGTAATGTTAGATTGTTTTCTTTATTACCAAAAGACCAAACTAAAACCTCAGTAATCAACATGAATACACCTTTGGATTCGTTAAAGGGTTCTGTTGAATATTCGGTTTTTTTTACGGGAAAAACTAAAGAAGAAGGCATATCAATTATAAATCAATTTATAACCGGTGTTAATAAAGGTAAAATTACAATTGACGGTTATAGACAATTTCCTTATGAAACTGATTCAAGATTAGTTAATCAATTTCCATTTTATTTTCGACCAACTAAAAATAATATTGATAAGTTAGCTTCATCGGGAACCTCTGATTTTAATATGGTAAATAATTTTTTTAGAAAAATTAAACTTTTGCCGTCAAATCAACAATTTGGTAGTGTTTTAGTTTGGAAACAAAATGTTGTTGGGGAACAATTAACAAGAAAAGAAGTTTCAGAAAGACAAACTGTTTATAATAAAAACCCAATTTCTTACGGTACAATGGTTGGTGATTTTCTTTATTTATTATCCCACAAAACCGATATTCCAGGTAAATCAAAAATTAATTTATTACCAAAAGAAACATTATACGGAATTACTCAAGAGTATTTTACCGGTGAAATAAAACCAAATACAGATCCAATGGTTCGAGGTAATGAGTTGATGAAGTTATTAACACTTATTGTTAACTTTTTAGGGTCACATGTACACAATATTAACGAAGCACCAATTCCTGTTGGTGTAGATCAAACTAAGTTAGAAGATATAAGAACAATTCTTCAAGACGCTAACAACACAATACTCAATCAAAATATTCGAATTAATTGATATTTATTAAATAAAAGTAAATGTCAGTTTTAAATTCATATTTTAGTAGAAACAATACCATAGTTTATAGGGATTATGTAAATACGGGAAGAAATCCTGTAATGCAACTATATTATGGTGATGGTGGGTTATCTACACCAATAGGATACTCAAGGTTTATATTTGACTTGGATCTGACTTTACTTAAACAAAAATATCTTGACGGTACTATTTCATTGAATTGTTCTACAGGTATGACTCATACTTTGAAAATGACTAATACTTCAGCATTTGATCAAGCCTTACTTAATACATCAATGCCTGACGGTAGTCTGAGAGCGACATCATTTGATTTAATTTTGTTTAGAATACCACCTATTGATTTTGATGCTGACCAACCTCAGTATTGGGATGAAGGTGTTGGGTATGACTTTTTGGATGTTGGGGAAACCTTAGGTCCAAACAAAGAATTTTCTGTAAGACCGTCTAACTGGTTTCAAAGATCAACAATTAAAAATTGGCAACAATCGGGAATTTATGATAATAGAAATGTTGGTCCTGTTCCTTTTTCAGCCATTACAATTTTAGATATTCAACACTTTGAGTTTGGTAATGAGAATATTGAGTTTGATATGACAAACGAAATAAATCAAATTTTAACAGGTTCTTTTGAAAATCCTGCGGGATGGGGAATTGCTTATCTTCCTGATGTTGAGAATTTGAGTGGTACAACTGGTACATACTCAGTTGGGTTTTTTACAAGACATACTCAGACATTTTATGAACCATATCTTTTAACATCTTACGATGATCTAATTGAGGATGATAGAAACAATTTCACATTAAATAAATCAAACAAATTATACCTATACATTTACGAAGACGGTGATTTTAAAAACTTGGATCAAAACCCCCTTGTTTCAATTTCTGACTCAAGTGGTAATCCAATACCTAACTTACAAAATTTACAATCTTGTTTAAGAACAAAAGGTGTATATGAAATAACTATACCAGCTCTTGTTGGTTATAAAACACCTTGTATGTTTACCGATACTTGGTCAAATTTAAAATTAGGAGGGTTTAATTTACCTAATCAAATAAATGAATTTACTGTTTACCCTTTAAGAAAATCAATCCAAATTGGTACCAATACAAATGATCCCGCACAATACGGGTTCTCATATTATGGTATAAAACAAAATGAATACATTTTCAAAGGAGAGGTTAGAAAAGTAGGTGTAATTATAAAACAAGCCTACACCACAAATAAACAATTACCAAATGTAGATGCTCAGTACCGAGTTTATGTGACTGAAGGTACTACTGAAGTTACAGTTCAAGATTGGACTATCATCAACAGAACACCTAATGAGTATTATTTTATGTTTGATACAAGAGACAAAATACCAAACGAATATTACATAGATTTAAAAGTTACAACATCTGGTCAGGTAAATGTTTATAAACAACAAATTAATTTCCTTATTGTAAATCAAAAAGAGGAATAAAGACATATTTATAAAGAAAAACTATGGCACTTGTAACTTATTTGATAGCACCCTGTAGCGGTGGTTCAGCACTAAACATTGATTTTAGTGGTTCGTCACTACCTGTTGTTGGTGGAAATTATAGATTAACATTCACAGGAAACACCGAAGATGCGTGTTATGAAATTGTTGATAGTGCAGAACCTGGGACAGGTACAGATGCAGTATTATCATTAGGAGAAAATTACGGAGATTGCTCAACTTGTTTGGTCGCTAACCCTACACCTACGCCAACTGTAACACCGACAACAACACCGACAACAACACCTACGGTTACTAAAACTCAAACACCAACACCTACGGTTACTAAAACTCAAACTCAAACACCAACACCTTCTGTAACTCAAACAAAAACACCAACACCAAGTGTTACATCAACTAAAACACCTACACCAACTGTAACTAAAACTCCTACAAATACACCTACTAATACTCTAACTCCAAGTGTTACAAATACTCAAACCCCAACAAACACCCCAACGGTAACAAAAACACAGACACAAACACCAACCCCAACAAACACTCCAACAGTAACAAAAACACAGACACAAACACCAACAAATACATCAACCCCAACAAACACACCAACAAATACATCAACCCCAACAAACACACCAACAAATACACCAACAGTTACTCAAACCCCTACAAATACACCTACACAAACAAATACACCTACACCTTCATTTACACCATTGTTTGTACTTGCAGTTGGTGAAGGTTATGAAGAATGTGTTGTTTGTTATGAATTGACAGGTAATACTGTAACAAGTGTTGAACCTCCTCACGCGGTTTGGACAAATAATCAAGGTTTTGCTGTAAAACAAATGAATTCAGTGCAACTTGGTGGAATGAACGGATTAAACAGTTAAGATATGAACTTAGATAGAATAATAAGAAAGGCAATAAGAGAAACCGTTGAGGATACCCCGTCAAGACAAGAAAAAGAATCCTCAAGATATATGTTCTTTTCTAATTTACAACAAATGAGAAGACAATGTGATATTTTATTAGATTTTGATCGTAACATGGTTGAATCTATTTTAGATGATGGTCATGATTGGGCTCAAGATCATATTGCAGAAGCAAAAAATAACATGGACCAAGTTTTTGATTTTTTAATGAATGAATCAAAAAAAGACGGTATGGAACTATCAATGAATATGGATGATAAAGACATGGTCATGATGGAAGGTAGAAAAAAAACAGGAACTAAACTTTGTGCGAGGGGTAAAGCGGCAGCAAAGTCTAAGTTTGATGTTTACCCTTCAGCGTATGCTAACGGATACGCAGTTCAGGTTTGTAAAGGAACTAAACCTGGATTGGATGGTAAAAAGAGATGCTCAGGAGTATATTGTTAAAATTTTTTTACTTTCTTTTTTTTTAATCAATAATTTCATATATATTTGTAGTTAGAAACTAAACAACTAACTATGAAAAAATTCTTTAAAAGACTCTACAAACGATTTAAGGTGAGATTAAGTAAGATTGGCCGATCTTCGGCTATGAAAACTTATGAAGAAGTCGAACTTCATGAAAAGACCGCATTTAAAATATGTTTAAAATTGATTTCCGATAAGGGATCAGACTTCATGATTGCACCTATGTCACAAAAAAGATTTATAATAAATGAAAAGTTAAATCTTTTTATTATAATTGACTATGGAAGAGTTGAGATTACGAATCATGTTTTCCACTATGATGTAAGGCTCTCAAACAGAGATTATGAAAGAATCACATATTTATATGATACAGAGACTGAGAAGAGAAGAATGAAAACTGAGATCACGATCAAGTCTAATATCAAAAATACTTTAGAGAAAGTATATGACGCAATAAGTAAAGAAACCGAAAAAAACCAATAAAAATGAAAAGTCTATTTTTTGTATCTATTTTAACACTTACATTGGTAAGTTGTAAAACATCTTCTCACACACCATGTGATGCCTACTCAATGAATATTACTCCTGAAGATAGTAGTATTGTAAGATCAATGGATGTATTATCTGATTCTGCTGAAAATTGGACTACAGAACAAAAACAAGAGTTTGCCAATGTATTCTTCATCGAAAGAGGAAAGTTTACGGTTCCTGAAAAACCAATTGTTTTAAAAAGTTTTAAAGGGAATTAAAGTAATTTGTCCAATCTTGATCAGTTCCACTATCTAATGTGCAAAAGTATGGGTTACTTTCTGATGGTGTATATAAAATTACAAGTTTTCCTTGTGCGTTATCAACACCTATTGTTTTTCTGAATCTGGCTAAGTCAGGATTTGTAGCGTTTAAAACTCTAACAAAAATTTGCTCTCCCTGTGGTTCATATTCTTGGGCCACAGGAGAAGCTTCCATATTCAAGTAAAGTTTCTTAAAACCTCTTTCATCACTTAACCCTCCGTACATATCCATTTCACTGTCATATGTTAAATTTTCCAATCTTTGTTGATCTGCACCTCCCTGACAAAACAAGTTAAGTTTTTTATCTACTGTTGGTTGTTCCATAAGTAATGGTTTTACATTACCCATGTGTGATTCTAAAAGTTGTCTAAATCTATTTGTATCCATAATAATTATTTTTTTCTTGGCTTATAACTTGTCATAACAGGTTTTTGACCTTTACCACTTTGTGGGTCCTTTTTTTCTGCCGCTCTTTTTTGTGCACATGCCGCTCGTTTTTGTGAGTCACTCATTTTACCCGCAACTCCCGATGCCCTACATTTAGGGTATGACCCTTTAGAAGTGTCGTGTCGTCCACAGGGAGGGTGTTTTCCGTCGACTTTACGACAAATATCTACCCATGGTCCTTTTGGTTGAGAAGATCCCTTAGGTTTCTTCTTTTTACCAAACCACACTGCAAGGTCTTCGTTAATTACACCCTTATCAGAAATTTCAACCCATTCGTTAAAAGGTACTTTCTGTGTAAATGGTTTCATTGGACTATCTCCTTTAGGTGTTTTATGATCATACATGTATCTATTTATAACCCCACCGTCATCATCTCCAGTTGCTAAATTTGGATGTTTTCTCATAAAATTAGTTACCTTATTTGCTTCTTTTTCTAATTTAGCAATCTGATCTTTTCTTAAGTCCATTTTATGATCTAAACTATCGTATTGAACTAACGGGCTATTGTATTTAGAAACAGGTATGTTATATGGTGCTAAACTATCTTCATTAAAAGGTCTAAACCCTGGTTGTACAGGTGTTACATATTGACCTGAAGCCGCACCTTTTTGTGAAGTGGCTTCTTTTATTACTTTTTTTATAATTTGACTTAATCTATCCATTTTGTTATTATTATAAATATCTTTAATTTTGGTTATGGAACAAGAAAATACAAATTATGGTAATTTATTTGGTACAATAAATTTACTTAATGAAGAACATGTAGAGGCAATTTTATCTACTATGGATGAAGAACATGCAATTTTCTATCTTATAGAGTCCGTAAAATACGCACATACAAAAGGATGTTTTACTATTGGTGAAACAGAAGTCTTATCCAAATCAATCAGGACTTTACTCAAATAAAAAAGGTCAGATTTCTCTGACCTTTTTTCTTATTAACCTTTAATTGATTATCTCAATTCTCTTAAGTCGAATGTACGAACTCCATCAACTGTGATACGAGCGTAGAAACGGTTATTAACCATTTTCTTAGCGTATCTTGTCATGATACCTTTGATAGGTGTGAAGTTGAATGGGTTATACATTGTAGGTGTCAATTGTAGTGGTACATACGGTGCGTAAATGTAACCTGTGTCTAACAATGATGTTCCTTTGTGACCGATTAACACTTGGTTAGGCGGGAAGTAAGGATCACGATAAACTTGGTAACGACCTGAAAGTGTACCTACTCTTTCGATACCCATGTTGTATTGATCTTGCTCAGGAGCCGCGTTAGATACATGGAAGTATTCTAAATCGTCAAAGATAGCAGAAACCTCAGATGATACAACGATCCAGTTAGCTCCACCACGAAGAGTTGACTTGTGGATTTGTGCTGACAATTGGTTGATTGCTGTAATCAAAGTTTGGTTCCAGTCTTTCTGAGTGTAAGAAACTTGGTTGTTGATTCTTCTCCATCCGTTGTAATCCCAACGAAGGTTCCAAGCCGCTCCTTTTCTCAAGTCGCGAAGGATTTCACGGTCAATCTCAGCCGCTACTTGTTCTGACAACAATGCTGTCAATTCAGCTTCAGCGTCGATGTTGTGGAATGCCGCCACATCTTGTGCTAATTCAGGAGACCATTGTGCTCTTAGTTTTCTTTCTGTAACAGATACAGTTACTGACTCAAGGTCAAAAGAAACCTCACCAATTTGATCTTCAAATTCAAGGTTAGCATATCTTCTATACCAAGCCAAGAATGATGTTCCAGATGGTGCAACATTGATTGTAGTACCTGTGTAACCATCTAAAGATGATGCGTCACAATCAGCACATATTGGACAAGAAAGATCCACTTCTAAGTAGATACAACCATTTTGGTCACAGATGTCGTTGTAGTTACCACCGTTACCTGTGTTAGTACCTGTAGCGTTACCTGAATTTCTGAATACAGTTGCTGTGTTAGTACTTGTTGGTTGAACGATACCTTTACCGTAGATTTGAGTTACAACTCTAAACAATAATGGTTTGAACACTGGGCTAGCAGCAGTACCACCTGTAATTACTTGACAAGGTGTGATAGCGTACTCTAAATCAGTTGTACCGTAGATTCTTAAGTCAGAAAGGAAAGTTTCAGTATCCATTTCGTTACCGTCAGGACCGATTAATTTTCCTGTACCTGCGTTAGCAAATCCACAAAGTTTCATAATAACTTTTCTGTAGTTACCAGCTGGAAGTTCAGCTCCAAGTGGAGGAATACCATCTGCAATAGTTGCAGGTACTAAATCACCACCAACCCAAGTTTGGATTGTTGTGTTAGCAGTAACCGCAGTCCATCTACCTTTAGAGTAGTCAAATAACCCTGGAGGATCCAAGTCAGCCTCATTTCCTTCATAGAATAAATCATAAAGATCTTTCTTGTAAGAGTAAGGACCATTTGGTGGATAACCTTGGTTAGGATCATTTTTTCCTGAATTTACCGCCTCAGGAGAACCAATTGGTGCATAGTGATCACCACCTGCATCCTGAACACCTGTTTGTGGGTATCCGTTAGCATCTAATGATGTTGCGTTTTGGTATCCTTGGATACGAGGTACGAAGTAGAACAATTTACCGATAGGTAAGTTCATTGCTTGTACAGATACGATATCGTTAGCCAACAATTTAGAGAATACTCTTCTTACGATTGGGAAAACAACTGTTTCAAACGCTCCGTTAGAAGAACCGTCAGAAGTTGCTTCGTTAATCAAGAAAGATGCTTGGTTCTCATATAACTGAGCTACATTTTCTTTTAAGTGACCTTTTAGACCATCTAAGAAGCCTAATCTGTCCCATTTGTTAATTGTGTCTTCTTTGATAACTTTAAGGTGTTTTAACCCGATGTTACCTACAAGACCTGATTCTAATAATGCTCCCATTTTTTTGGTTTTTTTATTATTTTTGGTTTATGTTTATTTTATTTTACCCATCAAATCCTTCATTCTCAAGAATTGAGGATTTTCATAAGTTTTTGATTCAATCAAATTGACTGATGAACCTGTTTCAACAGATCTGTTTACAGTTCTTTCAATTGACTCGTTTATTTTTTGTTCTGATGAAGAACTACCAGTACTCAATTCGTTTTTGATAGATCTGTACAGATTTTTTGATTCCTTCAAAGATTCAACATTATCAAATCTTCTTAGAATATTTATTTTTTCTTGTTTTGTCGTTGAGTGTTCAGTGAACAAACGAGTTGCGTAAGCCAAATTAGAGTTGAAAACTGCAACCTCATTCAATTTTGTTCTGAAAACATCAAGAGCTTTTCTGTACTCTTCATTTTTTTCTCTCAACAATTGAACTTCTTGATTATTTCTACTTTCATTAACTCTTGTATTAGGTCTTTGTCTGATCTCTTGTCTATTCACATTTTGATTAGATCCTTTTCTGTTTCCAACTTTGTTAGCTCTTGTGTAACTATTAGTTCTTACGGCTTCCTTAGTTTCAACTTTTTTCATAGATCCTTTCTCCATGTTTTCACCCTCTTTATATTCAAATTTTGCTTTTCCTGTACCCATTGCTTTAGTACCTTTTCCAAAAGCTTCTTTTTTCTTAGTATTAAATCCACCTCCCATATTTGGTTTTTTGTCATATGAGAATTTTGGACCACTCCCAATTCCAACACCTTTTGGTTTTACAGATTTTTTCAATGATTTTTTTACAGCTTCCATTACAGATTCGAATTTATCTTCTTCTTCGTAATCCATACCTTCAGCCATTTCGATTTCGTCTTCTTCTTCATAATCCATGTCTTCATACATATCAACACCTTCTTCCATTTCATAGTCTTTATAATGACCACCTTTACCATATTTTCCACCACCAACATCACCCATTTTATGGCCATGTCGTCTGTGGAAATCATGTTTGTTACCTCCAAACATTTCATCTTCTTCGCCATCCATTTCGATTTCAAACACCATGTCAGAATCTTCCTCATCCATTCCATAACGATTACCCTCAAAATCTACTTCAGCATCCCCGTATAGATCATCATCTTCATCAACCTCTTGAGAATCCATTTCAATTTCGTAAATTCTTTCGTCATCTTCAAAATCCATTTCCATGTCCTCATCCATTTCAAAATAATCTTCAGAATCAATGTCAATGCCTTCCAAATCAGATTCACCTAAATGAATCATGTACTCGTCCTCACCGTCTTTAAGATGAATATTTTCACCATCTTTTTTAACAATAATTCCGTCTTCATCCCCCATAGCTTTGAATACTCTTAAAACTTCATCGTCGGATGCATCTGTCATGTCGATAGTTTCGTCATCGTCCATAGCCATTTCGTCATCGTCCATAGCCATTTCATCATCGTCCATAGCCATTTCATCATCGTCCATAGCCATTTCATCATCGTCCATAGCCATTTCATCATCGTCCATAGCCATTTCGTCATCGTCCATGTCTTCAGGTGCGTTAGCGTCTGGTGTTGGTTCGTCAATCTCGTCGTCTTGTTCTTTAAGAGATTCTTTTACCAATTGTTTGATTTCTTCACTCATCGTAGATTGAAGTATTCCTTTTGCATTCTCTTGAAG